ACCAATAGTGAGTATGTGGTATACTCAGAGAATGATTCGTTATCTAGTGACACTCGTAGTGATATTACTACTGATTTGGATGAATCTAGTGTTAATTCTGGTGATAGTGGTAATACATGGTGTATTATTGAGGATGAGGAAGATGTTGAAGACGAAGACTTGAGAATAATGACGTTTCAAGATCGTGATAGGATAGTAATTTACCACAATTTAATTGACGATCTCCTTCTTTATGACAGATACATAGATATGTATTTTAGGGAGAAGTTGTATAACACTTATAATTGTGATATAGATAAGATATTTATTGAGCGTAAGAGATGCTTAGATATTTTAGATTCTTTAGGTGGTTGGCTGCGGGATTTAACTCGTGAAAATGTAGAGTCCAATCCTGGTCCTGGACAAGGCATTTTAGAGTATTTAAACCAAACAAAGGATTTATTAGGATCGTGTATAATGTTGAAAGAGAGATATGGTGAGGTGATTAATTTAGTTGAAGCTTTATTGATTCTCATGTATAATGTTAAACGTCATGATTGTAATAGCGATTTAATAGTTGCTGTTATAAATTTTTTGAAGCATAATACAACTGGACCTGTATCAACATCAAATGAAGTTTTATTAAGCTTGGCATTTGTTCAACAAATTGTTGATACTTATGTGCAGAGTGATGATCAAGATTACATGCGGATGTTGAGTGATGTGCTTCAAAAGTATGAAACGTTTCGCGAAAGTACATTGTATAAAAAAGTTTATAGATTTATATTATATTTGTTAGCCACGTCCATATTTAAAAACTTTGGACTAACATTAGATACATGTAATTTTAGTAAGCTGGAACAGGAGGCTATAAAACAAAAGTATTATTTTGGAGTGGATTTTGTTCATAGTATATTGGACACAATTGTCTTTTTATATACTCGTGGAGTGCAATGTTATAATATGGGTAGTATGGATCCATTATTTCATGATGAAGGTACATATGGTGATTGGGCCCAAAGTGTTCATAAACTTAAGATACAATCACAGAATTTGAGTAATCCTGAAACTTTTGGTTTCACATTTTACGATTATTTAGCGGACCTAAAGGAGACTATAGATCAAGGTAGATGTATAGTACGATCACTTAAATTCTCAGATAAGGGTACCAAGTCTTATATTGGTAGATTATTATCGGAAGTGGAGATTTTATTGTGTAATGCCATATCAAGAAGAGAGGCACAGAAAAGCAGAGATGCTCCTTTTTCCATATTATTGTACGGCAATTCAAGTATTGCTAAAAGTACGTTAACTCAACTATTATTTTCCTATTTCGGTAACTTACATAAATTACCTGTGGATGATGATTATATATATACACGGAATTCAGTAGATGAATATTGGGTTAATTTTAATACAACTCAGTGGTGTATATTGATGGATGATATAGCTTATCTAAATCCGAATAAAAGCACTACAGTGGATAAGACGTTAAGTGAAATAATACAAGTTGTCAATAGTACTGCATTTGTACCAACACAAGCATCTCTTGAAGATAAGGGTCGCACACCAATGCGCGCTAAATTAGTAATAGCTACAACAAATACTAAGGATATAAACGCTAATCAGTATTTCTCTTGTCCACTAGCTGTACAGAGACGTTTGCCTTTTGTTATTGATGTTAAACCAAAAAGAGAATATCTTTTGAATGAAACTATGATTGATGGGGCTAAATTACCAGTCACGAATAATGTAGATTATCCTGATTATTGGGATTTTGATATCTATAAAGTTGTACCTAATCCTCTAAATGTTCCAGGACATACAGAATTTGCAAAGCACGAATTAATTCATTCATTTAGTGATATAAATGATTTCTTATGTTGGTTTGGGAGAACAAGTATGGATTTTCTTAGTATACAAAATAAAGAATTGAGTTGTAAGAAAAATATGAGACAAATTAGAGTATGTAATAGGTGCTTTATCTCAACATCTAAGTGTCAGTGTGAAATAATACAATCTGTTGAATTAGATCTTGGAATTGAAAATTATTGGAGTGATTATTTTATAATACCATTGTTGTGGTTATATTTTAATATACCGTATCTTGGTACCTTAGTTTTTAGATCTATAATTTTTTATGTGTTATCTAGTAAGTACTCTGAATCGTCTAGAGTTATGCGATATTTCTGTAGTAGTGTCGGATTGAGACAAAGAAAATTGTTTGGTGGTATTTCAAGTGAGTGTGTAAAACGTATACTACTAATATCTACAACGATACTAACAATTTCATATTTATATAAATTTGTGTGTAAACAGAAGCGAAAGGAAGAAGATGAAATTGTAGTGCAGGGTAATAGTGTAAGTGTTGGTTCTAAACCCAAACCCGATAAAGTGGTAGTAGAGAATGTTTGGTATAAAGATGATTTTCGAACCACAGATTTGGATATATCTCGTAAAACTTTATCAATGAAAGGTTTAGGGATTGATAAATTAAAAACACTCTTATTTGAAAATTGTGTGCATGTAATTAGTTATTCTGAAGAATTGGGGAAGAAATTTATTACGAAAGGTTTTTGTGTTGGTGGACAATATTACATTTTTAATAATCATGGTGTACCACACTATTCAGACTTGAAGATGAAATTTATTTTTAATGATCAGGTTGAGGGTGTGAGAGAACAATATGACTTAAGAGTAACCGAAAGTATGATTAAGAGAACAGTGGAACAGGACCTTTGTGTGCTGTGGTTACCTCAAATTAGACCTAGAAGAAATATGGTAGATTTATTCTGTCAAACCTCGCTAAAGGGTGGTCATAGTGGCTTAGTACTTCGTAAAAACGCTCTAGGCGAGAATTATTCGTGTGCTATTCATAATGTACAGCTAGAGAGCACTTACCTAAGTCAACTCAACATTAATAATAGTATGTGGTCTTATTATCCTGATAGTACACCAAATATAGGTGATTGTGGGTCTTTAATATTAAGCAGTGGAAATTGTGGGCCAATTATATTAGGAATACATGTAGCTTTATTATCTACAGGTAAGTGCGTAGCAATAAGAGTCACACAACAGTATGTCGAACAAATGGTATCTCAATTTAAAGTACCATTAATACAGTCTGGATTTATAAATTATAGTAGTGAGAGTGTTCCACAAACATTAGTAGATGTTCACAATAAATCAGAAGTGAAATTTATATCTGATGGTAATGCCCTAGTATATGGGTCATTTGAGGGCCATCGTAGTAAACCTATGTCTAAAGTTAAATTGTCTCCGATAAGTCATATGCTTAGTGATTATGGCTATAAAGTAGAACATGGACCCCCCGTTATGAAGGGTTGGGAACCTTGGAGGAATAACTTATTACCTTCATTAGACAAGAATACCTTTATCAATACTGATATAATGATGAGTTGTGCTGAGAATTTTGCCAAAGATATTATTAAAGGTTTGAAAAAAGAGGATTTAGATAAAATGATTGAATATGATGATTTTACGGTCGTTAATGGGGCTCAATCTGTTAGGTTTGTGGATAAGATGAATAGATCGACGAGTGCAGGATTTCCATTTAATAAAAGTAAGAGATATTTTTTAGAAGATATAGATCCTCAATTTGGTTTACAAGATCCTGTCGAATTTAATGAAGAGATAAAGAAAAGGATAGAACTTTGTAAATCAAGATATGAGAATAAAACACAATATCATCCCATATATAATGCATCATTGAAAGATGAGGCAAGAAGTTTCAAGAAAATACAACAAAAAAATACGCGTGTATTTACAGGTGGATGTGTTGAACACATAGCTGTTACGAGGCAGGAATTACTCTCTTACACTAAAGTGATGCAAGAAAATAAATATGTAACCGAGTGTGCTGCAGGTACAATAGCTCAATCTATAGAATGGGATAATTTATATAAGTATCTCACACAGTATGGTGAAGATAGGTGTTTCGATGGTGACTATGCTAAATTTGATAAAGGTATGGAATCATTAATGATAATTTGTGTTTTCCATACAATAACACTTGTACTTAAGGCTGCTGGAGCGAGTGAAGCACATATAGAAAAGTGTTGGTGTATAGGTTATGATTTGGCTTTTGCCGTTATCAATTTTAATGGAACTTTGTTACAAATGTGTAAGGGACATGTTTCGGGTGAAGCATTGACAGTCCTTGTAAATAGTCATTGTAATAGTTTGTACATTAGATATGCTTATGCATTGAGTAGAGCAGATAAGAGTTGCGCTGACTTTAAGAGTAATGTAGCACTCATGACATACGGCGATGATTTTATAGGAAACGTTAAAGTTGGGTGTGATTTTGATTTTATAAAATTGAAATATGGTTTGAAGAGTGTAGGTATAACAGTGACACCAGCAGATAAAGAAGCTGCAGATTATAAGTTAATGAACATACTAAACATAAATTTTTTGAAAAGGGTATTTAGATATGATGATATTGTAGGAAAGTTTGTGTGTCCATTAGATGTTAATTCTATACGGAAATCACTCATGGTAATAGTTGAATCTAAAACAATTTCAGATGATGAGCAGATAGTAAGTTGTATAGGTAGTGCTGTAAGAGAATACTTCTGGTACGGTCAGGAGGTATTCGAGCGAGAAAAAACTTTTTTACAAAGTATTATACCAAGAGTACCTGGTCTTAAGCATTATGTGCAGACTAGTACTTTTCCATCTTGGGGGGATTTAGTTATCTCTTATAAAAAAGTCTCTGATAAAATAGAGATATTTGATATTGTGGAGTATCAAAATTTATATGTATAATAATTTATATGGGTATCCATTACCCTTT